TTTTCCGTGTTACGTTTTAGTTTTGATTTCTCTTTTATTTTACGTACTAATTTACGTAAAGGATTTTTAGTTTTACTAGGAGGTTTTGGTTTTGTTACAGGTTCAACGTTAGAAACTTGTTTTGCTATTTTATTTGTAATATTCCTCGGTAGATAAGGTAAATTTTTTCGTTTAGTAATGGCTTTACCCGATAATTGGTTTTTATAATAATTGGTATAATTATATTTTTTTTCATAAAAGACATTAGGATCGATTGATAAATAATGATGGTAAACGGTAATGTTTTTATTTTTTAGGATATAAGGTATTGTAAGGTTTGGGTTTCGATTCGCGATAATACTTATATTTCTAAGTTTAATAATCTCTTTTGGTAACGTTTTTAATTTATTATTATCCAAATTAAGTTTCTTAAGATTTTTACAAAGACCGATTTGTGGTGGTAAAGATTCTAACGCATTATCACTTAAATCAAGTTTTTCAAGTTTTGTAAGTTTACCAATCGTGGATGGTAACGATTTTAAATTATTATTATTCAAATGAAGTACCCTAAGGTTTTCAAGCTTACCGATTTGTGGTGGTAATGTGGTTAATTTATTAAATCCCAAAAAAAGATACTCTAGTTTTTTAAGGTCACCAATTTGTGGTGGTAATTTGGTTATTGTATAACCTGTTACTAGATTAAGTTTTGTAATATTCATGTTCGTAACACCGAGGTTACGAAGTGCCTGAGGAACGTTGGATCTGGAGTTACTCATATACATTTACCTATTATTATTATTGACGTTGGTACGTCTACTCTGAGCGGCGTTACCCGCCTTTTTTCTTATCGTGTTTGGTGTTTTTGGTGTGTTTGGCGTTTTTGGTGTGTTTGGTGTGTTTGGCGTTTTAACTGTACTTTTAATTCGATTTGTTACTTTTTTTATATTTTCCGTGTTACGTTTCTTTTTTATTTTACGTACTAATTTACGGATAGGGTTTTTAGTAGGAATTTTTGTTCTAGGTTTAACGTTAGAAACTTGTTTTGCTATTTTATTTTTAATATTCCTCGGTAGAGAAGGTAAATTGTTTCGTTTTTTATTTATAACCGCTAATTGGTTTTTATAATAATTAGTATAATTAATAGATTGTGTGTTATTTTTAATATTTAAATTTGGTCTTAATATGATATAAGGTAATTTAAGGTTTGGGTTTAGTGATACGTAAATTTTTCTGAGTTTTTTAAGCTTAATAATCTCTTTTGGTAACGATTTTAAATTATTATTTTTCAAATCAAGTATCCTAAGGTTTTCAAGCTTACCGATTTGTGGTGGTATTGAGGTTAAATTATTACCGTTCAAATAAAGTTCTTCAAGTTTTATAAGGTTACCGATTGATTCTGGCACCGAAGTTAATAAATTAACACTACAAGAAAGCATCTCTAGTTTTGTAAGGTTACCGATTTGTGGTGGTAATTTAGTTAAATCATTACGACCCAAATTAAGATACGTTAGTTTTTTAAGGTTACCGATTTGTGGTGGTAATTTTTTTAAACGATTATCACTCAAATGAAGATACTCTAGTTTTGTAAGTTTACCAATAGATGATGGTAATTTGGTTATTCTATTACTTCTCAAATTAAGTTCTTTAAGATTTGTAAGGTTACCGATTGATTCTGGTATTTTGGTTATTCTATTATCACCCAAATCAAGAAACTCTAGATTTGTAAGGAGACCAATTTCTTCTGGTATTTCGGTTAAATATTGGTTACGATACCAATAATGGTTCTCTACACGTAAAGTATTCATGTTCGTAACACCTAGGTTACGAAGTGCCTGAGGAACGTTGGATCTGGAGTTACTCATATACATTTACCTGTTATTATTATTGACGTTGTTACGTCTACGCTGAGCGGCGTTACCTGCTTTTTTTCTTATGGTTTTTGGCGAATTTGGTTTGTTTGGTTTGTTATTTATTTTCGTCTTGTTTAGTTTATTCGCGAGAGTGTTCGGTGTGTTTGGTTTGTTTGGTTTTACAAACTTGACGAAATTTATGTTTCTTCTATATAGTGGTTGTCGTGTAAATGGATTTGAAACGATATTTGTGTTTGGGTCAAGACTGTATAAAGTGTTAATATTAGTGATATTAGTATATTTATTTTTCGTTTTTATCCAGTTTAGAAGTGATTTTTCAGTTAAGTACCTATTGTATCCGAGGTTTACGGCAATATTACCGACACTAAAATTATACCTAGATATAGGATCGTTACGATTAGTGTTTAGGGGTACGTTTCTACGTACTATAGGTCTAAGTGGTATATGTTCAAAACGTGTCGAACTATTCTTAGTAATGCTTAAACCAGATCGTTTGAGTGATTTTGGTATGATTCTAAGGTTTGGGTTACTATGTATATAAATGGATGTCAGGTTTGGAAGACGACCGATCTCATCTGGTAACGAAGTTAACTTATTAAAGCCTAAAAGAATTGACTCGAGTTTTGTAAGCTTACCGATCTCTTTTGGTATCGATGTTAATTTATTAGCAGCCAATCCAAGAAACGTAAGTTTTTTAAGGTTACCGATTTGTCGTGGTACCGATTCTAAATTATTATCAGACATTCTAAGTACTTCAAGTTTTGTAAGTTTACCGATTGATTCTGGTAACGAGTTTAATATATTATCTCCCGAATTTAAAAACGTAAGTTTTTTAAGGTTACCAATAGATGATGGTAATAAGGTTAAATTATTACCATCCAACTCAAGTACCTGTAGATTTTTAAGGTTACCAATAGATGATGGTAACGAGTTTAAACGATTACCATCCATCGAAAAATACACAAGGTTTTTAAGTTTACCGACTGAATCTGGTAATAAGGTTAAATAATTACTGTTCAAATCAAGTTGCTCTAGTTTTGTAAGTTTACCAATAGATGATGGTAATAAGGTTAAATTATTATTGTTCAAATCAAGATTCCTAAGGTTTTTAAGGTTACCAATAGATGATGGTAAATTGGTTAAGTTTCTATTTTCTAGAACAAGGGATGTAATATTCATGTTCCTAACACCAAGGTTACGAAGTTCCTGAGGAACTTTGGATCTGGAGTTACTCATATACCTTTACCTGGTATTTTATCTCCGTAATATATAAAAGGTATAATGCCCAGACCAAACAATAATCAACAAATAAACCGTAATCAAGTTAATAAAATAAGAGCTAGGGAAAGTGTAATTACGAAACAAATTAAAAAACTCATGGGAAAAGAAGCCGTATTAGCGTCTAAGTTAAATAAGGTTCAAGAGGAAATTGAACTATTAAGAAAGGAAGGTTCATATATGTATAATCACAAACAGAGGTTATTAAAAAAATTACAAAATAATAATAAGTAATCTCGTTTATTATACATTTTTATGTATGTTTATGATAAGATGATAGTTGCGTTACTCCTCCTTATCATAAACGTGTTTTTACTACTCAACACGAAGGAACCACAGGAAATAACCGAGGTTCGCGAAAAGTATAGAATTCTCAGGGAACATCTCATAGAAACCGATAATAAAAAGTTTGAAATGTTACAAAAAGAAGTACCCATAACGGTACACCACAGGATAAATAGAGGTGCGATAGGGTACAATACAAATAAGGGGAATGAAATAGGTTTGTGTATAGACGGAGATTCGAACGAAATTTTCCATGTTCTCATACACGAACTCGCACACTCGACGGTCGACGAGTATTCACACAGTAAAGGGTATTGGAAAAATTTCAAGGAATTAAGAGGTATATGCGTGAAATTGGGTATATACGAAACTATACCAAAAAAGACGAAATTTTGTGGTAAACATGTTCAGGATAAATAATCTAACCGTATAGTAATAATTAACATGTCTGAAACCGTAGCATCGAATGTTCAAATACTACAAGCTATATTAGCTTGGGTAGCATACATGTCATTATCTAGCGTACCAATGTTATCGAATAATTATTGGGTCAATGTAGTGACACTTTTCTTTTTAATACCAAACTTTTTGCTCTACGCTATGAAAGGTGATAACTTGTTAGCCTTCATGGCTATAGATCAAAGGTTTATGTTACTGACAACTATAGCCGCGACGCTCTTCGTTATTTTAGCATCACAAGCAACTAAAGAAGCTCAAAAGAATATAGAAAATTACGGTAAAACTACGAAAAGTACGGGTAAAATCCTTGCACTTCGCGTAGTAAGTTTCTTATTTGGTTTACTTACTGCTTACATACTTCTCAAACGAAATGGTATGTTTGCTAATTCTAATAAATCTGATTAAGCGTATCGCCTAGCAACATAAAATGCTACCGCGGCAACCAAACCGGTTGACGCTAACCCAACAACACTTCGGTTCCCTTGGTCGTTAAGAAACGATGGTACGAAGTTTGCGAGTTTTTCTTGAACTGGCTTACTAATTGCTATCGCAGTACAAACCGCGACGACGAGAGCTTGAAACTGTTCATCAGTTAAATTAAATGGATTTTTATTCTCGGGTGCCTTCTCTGCCTTTTGGACAGGTTGTTGCGCAGCCATCATTGGTGCTTGCATTTGCATTTGTGTCATGCGAGGATCTTGAGCCATCATTGGTGGTTCTAATGGTGCTTCTGGTTGACCTATAATTTCATTAATTGGTGTAGAGTCCATTGTCTGTTTATTTTCACTCACATTTTTTTCCGTCATAAAACTCGGCATTTGTTGTTGTTGCTGTTGTTGTATTGGTGGCATCTGAGGTATCTGGGAAGGTCCAGAGTCGTTTGGAATAAAATTGGTAGACTGGTTATTATTTAAATTAACCATACCGTCTCCATTATCAGAAAGATTCATCGTATAAACGTCCGTCATATATTATACATGGGTTTTTCGTTTTTTTGTGTTTACGCATTAGCCTGGGTTATTGTCGTAAAGTATAATTAGGGTATAAACACCCAAACGTTTTTATAATTCTAGGTAAATCGTTTAATTCGTCGTAGTTAGACATGTCATGATCTACGTATATTGTTTTTGTATGATGACATACGTCAATTAATAGTCGATACCCATCGTCATCACTCGTTTGTGGTGCACCTATAGACCTATGGATATCTATATTAAGTTCGTTATAAACTGGATATATATTTTCAATATTTTTGATAGAAGTCTGAGAGGTTAAAGTTGTGTACATTCGTTTAACAATTGTTCTTATCATTTCTTCTTAATAACTTTTAATGCAGTTGTTTTTTTAACCGCGTTTCTATCACCAAGTTTCATGTTACCGTGTTTCGGGTTAAACATCTTTTTATGCGTTTGCCAATACTGAGGTGCGCCAACCTTAAAATTTTTTCTAAGTTTTGCTTTATACCAAAATACACAATCTTCTATCCTATTACTCTTAGACGTATTATCCAATACTAAACACTCGTAATTCTCGGTACATGAATCCATGACTTTATTAAACATCTCGAATGTTGGGAAAATACCGAAAAAGGATTTATACAATTTCTCACGGTTTTGAATGATATTTTCACGTAAAATAAACACGTAATCGACGTTTGCCCTGAGCGCAGGAGGTAAATCCATACAATATTGCATGGTTAGCATGAAAAATATCTTCCAGTGACGCCCGTTCATGAAACACTGTCGGATACACGTATCTTTCATAAATTTAGAATCGTACATACAATCGTCTAATAACAGAAACGCACCACAGTTTGTTCTACCCGCACCTACTAATTTTTTCTGTCTATCCATAACACGCTCAATAGCTTCTCTATCGTAATCACCATATATGAAAAGGTCTGGTACATACTGTTGATAATAATGATTACCTTCCTCCGTTGCTGATAAAACTATTCCAGCTGGTAAATGTTTTTTATGGAACATTATATCAGTGACTAAAGTTGATTTACCCGTGTTACGTTTACCAATAAAAACACACACTTTATCATCGGCCATGCCTTCGGGTTTGAATTTTCGAAGTTGAAGATTCATCTATTGTATCGCCTCGTTTTATTTTATAAAATTTTACTCACATACAATAAGAATGGCTGGTAGAATAAAGCTTGCCGCTACAGGTGCTCAGGATCAGTGGCTTACGAGTGAGCCTGAATTTTCACATTTCCTGACGAATTTCAAACGACATACGAAATTTTCAACAGAAGCTATAGAAATTCCCTTCGATGGTGAACCTGATTTTGATACATCTATTGAATGTCGTATACCCGATAACAAAGGAGATCTCATCAGAAGTATGATGCTTAAGTTTACTTTACCTCAACCCACTGGTACTCCCGGTTCGGGTAAGGATGTTAGATATAATAAATCTATAGGTTCTCGTATAATAGAATATGTAGATTTACGTATAGGTGGTCAAACTATTGAACGATTAACTGGTGATTATATATACATGTACAATCAAATACATCATACACAAGATGATACCGATCAAAGCCTTTATTTCTTATCTGGTCATAACGGTTATATACCGGTAAGTTACGATTGGGACTATAATGTTATGTTACCGTTTTACTTTTTTAGACATCCAAGTTTAGCTATACCAGTCTGCGCACTCACAAAACAAATGGTTGAAATTGAAGTAAAATTTAAACAACTAGAGGATGTTACGGTTACGTATACAACAGCATCTAAAGTAATAGAAGATCCACCTTCGGACGTATCATCTTCAATTAAAAAAGTATCTTTAGTCACGGATTTCTTTTTTGTTACGGAAGACGAGAAAAATTTTCTATTATCGAGACCAATTGAATATGTTATTACACAACTTCAAATGTCACAATTCAAACTTAAAGTAGGAGAAACGAAAAAATCTGGAATGCTTAATTTTAAACACCCGGTAAAAGAAATGTTTTTCATAGCTGAGAGTGATGATGTTTATAAATATAACCCAATTAAACACGTTACTATGAAATTTAACAATAATACGATCATAGACGCCGATAATTTAATGCTAAGCTATGAACAACCTCTAAAATATTATACGGGTAATACTGATAATAATTTTGGTGTGTATAGTTTTTCATTAAAACCAGAAACATATTACCCAACAGGACAGGTTAACATGAGTAGAATAGCACATAATATGATAGAAGTAGAACTCGATAGTCCAGATTCAAGTTTTGGACATAAAGTTTACGTATACGCAGTTAACTATAACGTGTTACATATAGAAAGCGGTCTCGGAGGTTTAAAATTTTAATATATTTTATAATTAAAATACAATGCCTTATAAAGACACAACCAGATTACCCATTTATACTGGGTGGATGTCCAAAATGACTACACAAGAAAAAAAGAAATTAAATAAACTCAAAAAAGATTATTTAAATGTGTTTAAACTATCGGATAAGATCGAGGAAGAATCTAATAAATACACTAGAAAAATATATAAATTGAAGAAACCCACTGCAATACAAGTGAAGAAAGCACGTGCTCTCAGAAATAAAGGCTCTAAAACTTTGAAAAAAGGAGCAGATAAGGCTTATAAATACGATATGTATTTGGATACTTTAGAGTTGAAATATCTTAATAAAGCACAGAGAGCTGGTGTTTGGAGAAGTTGAGTTTAAAATTTTAGTGAGTTATACTAGTAATGGCTGGTCGTGTTCAATTAGAAACATCCGGTCCACAGGACGCTTTTTTTACAGATGACCCCGAATATACGTACTTTGTAAAAAATTTTAAAAAACATGCCAATTACGCCTCGTTTACAACGGACTTAGATGTTGAAGGTGAAGTAGAATTTGGAAATACAGTGAGGTGTACTATACCTCAAAATCAAGGCGATCTTCTTAAAACTATCAGTTTAAAAATAGATTTAAACGCAATAGACCAATCCATAAAAAGTTCTTTACACTCGAATACGACATCCGTCGAGTGGAATGAATCTATAGGTCACGCAATGATTGAATATATTGAACTTTTAATTGGTGGTAAAGTTATTCAAAGACTTACGAGTGATTTCTTAGCCATATATTTCGATAATTACGTCACACAAACAAAACAACATTCTTTATCAAAACTTATAGGTAAACCACCGGATGAACTTTCCGGTACACCCGCTATGAGTGCCACAATAGGAAGTTACCCGGGGTATGCCGAACAAAATATGTTTGTAGACATACCCTTTTATTTTTATAATAACCCAGAACTTGCTATTCCTATTTGTGCTATAAATAAACAAGAAGTTGAAGTTATTGTAAAACTTCGTGATATCGATCAGTGTATTCATTCAATTAGAAGTGATAGTCCATACGCCGGGTATATTTTATACACGGGACTCAAACCTACAAATCTTATAAAAAGTTTGAAAGTTACGACGGAAATGGTATCGTTAACAGATAAAGAAAAGAAACGCCTAAATGAAAAACCAATTGATTATATAATAACACAAGTTCAAGAAAGTCGTAAACAAATCAACCAGGATTCAATTCCTCCATACTCAGTTATTATAAAACACAGGCTTAATTTCATTAATCCCATTAAAGAACTTTTTTTCATCATTCAAGGAACAAGGAAGACAGTGGACGGGTTTTATAACGCGACGTTCGATTACGATAATTCATGGTCTGATTTAGACAGTGTGTATATTAACTACGAACAGTTACAAAAACTGGAACTTAAACTCGACGATTCATACCCTATAGAAGGTGCTTCGGGTGAATGTATAAACTTACGTGCCGTTCAAAGTGGTATACACCATTCCCGAACACAGTTATTCAGGAGATACTATTCGTATAGTTTTGCGTTAGAACCGGAACGATGGTATCCCACTGGTCAAGTCAATTTTAGTTTAATTAAAGACCAAGTTTTAAAACTAACATTAAACGCAGAAGATGAATGTAAAAGAGAACTTAGAGTTTTAGCGCATAGTTATAACATACTCCGAGTGGAGAACGGTATTGCTAAAACATTATTTTAAATATGAATCAACAAGAAAAAGATGCTACATTACAACTCGTTGAAGAGTTTCAACAAACAGCTATAAACGTTGTACAACCCGTCATGGAACAGGCTATAGTTTTTGCGGCCGAATACGCAAAAGCGTGTGATCGT